AGTCTATTGTATAATATCTATCAACAACCTTTTGACTAACAGGTGTACCGATTTCCCAGTCATATTCAAGGTCATTAGGTTGACACAAGTGTCCTATCCCTAGAGTTTTATAGCCTAGACTATCCTCATATATTTCAAGGACTTCGCCTTCGTGTCTTTTAACTTGTTCTTTACATAGTTCTATGTTCATTTATTTAATCCTAGTTTAGTTAATTGTTCTTGAGCAGCTTCCCTGTCTAAAGAAGGCTGTAAAGCTTGAGTCTGTACTGCGTAAGGTTGTCCAGTAAAAGGGTCTACTCTATTCTCAGGTTCGTTTTTAACGTCACTAACATTTTTAGAAACTCCTAAACCTTCAGCATAGCCAACTCTTCCACCTTTATTAAAAGGAGTTTTAAAACCTGACTCTAAGAAAGGAGTTGTAAAAGTAGTGCCACCTTCTTCTCTTCCTGTTGTAATATCAGCTAAGTTTCTAAATCCTTTTCTATTTTTTTTATCTACTTCTTTTGCGTTTTCTTGTATAGGTGTGTAAGGGTCTAATCCTGTATATCTTTTCATTAAACTTTTAGTTCCTACAAAAGGAAGTTTTCTAGCACCAGTTTCTAATAATCCTCTATTATAAAAAGCTATCCCAACAATATCATTAATCACAGGACCACCTAAATTAGCAGCAGATAAAGTAGGATTCTTACCATAAGATAGAGCTTCAGTAAACCTTACACCGTATTCTAAAGGTCCTAGTAGACCAACACGTTGATAAGCTTTAAGAGTATCTTTCCAAGCATCCTCACCTCTATCCATACGTTCTCTATTCTCTTCAGAAGTTCTCCAATAGTTAGTAGCTTTAGCAACATTAGTAGACATAGCTACAAAAGCAGCTACTTTAGGTGCGTTAGTTGCTGGATTATTAATTGTATCTCTTGCAAAGTTTTTTAAGATTGTATTACCGAACACTGTAGGGTATCTTAAAAACTGTGTAAAGATATCTATTTTAGGATTAGTCATGTAAGTAGGAACTCTAGCAGATTCTCTAGCTGTAGGAAGGATAATAGAATTAGTAAACCTCCCAGCTCCTCTAATTAACTGCTCATTATAAAAAGAATCACTTTGTTTAGCTCCTGCATTTAACCACTTCATACCTTCTTTTACATCTATTCCTAAATCAAATAGTTCACCTCTTAAGTTTTGAACTTTTATAGGGGCTATTTCACTTAACACATCTGTACCGTCTGCTTTAAACTTACTAAGCTTTGTTAAGTTATCTCTTATTAAATCTTTACCTGTAGAAAAAGCTGCAAGTTGTACAGTTTTTGTCCAAGGCACAAGTAAATTAAACCTATAAAATCTTCGTGCTTGTTTTTTAAGAAATTCATTCTGCAAACCTTCACCAGATATTCTATTAGTAACATCTCCCATAGCTTCATCTACAGCTATAAACACCCTGTTCATTTCCTGAACTATCTCATCAGGTTTCATATTGTGTTTTTCTTTAAGTATGCTTCCTATTTCTGTAGTAAATATTTTATGCCCTTTAGTTACAGCAGACTGCATACCTTTAATATTAGCACTTACCGGAGCTTTTGCTAATGGAATAAAAGCTTCTGATAAAGAAGATAAAGTAGCTAAAGGTAAATAAGCTACAGCATTTGCAAGTTTTGTAGTATCATAAATGCCTTGTATTAAACCACTATCAAAGTAATCCACTTGTCCTGTTACAGATTTGTAAAGATTTACTATTCTTTTTTTATCGTTTTTTGTTAGTCCTTTTTTTCTAACATTTTTTAAGTCCTTATCTATAGGGTTAATAAATCTTTCTATAAATTGATTTTCGTTAGACTTTTTACTTTTGCCCGGTAGCAAAAAAGATTTTTTATGTTCTATAACTTTTGCAGCACCCATGTAATAATTAGTAGTAACAGGTATTAAATCATTAGTTAAAAACTTTTCAAAGTTATTATCTTTCATATTTCTAAAAACTCTAGCTTGACTTAATAAAATAGAATGAGAAGAAAACAATTCATTTTGTTTATCTAACATTTCTTCAATAACATTATCTACATTTTTTTTATTAATGCCTTCTACTTTTTCAGACAATAATAACTTTTTAAATACTTCTTTATTATCTTCTATAGCTTTTCTATTCCAAGAACGAGGAAAATAATCTTCAAGCCTAGGTGCCTCTAGTCCTGCATCTTCAGCTTCTTTTAAAACTTTATCATAAAATGTTCTTAAGTTTAAAGCAGTTTCTTTTACTTGGTCACTAGCTCCTTCGTCAGAAGCTCCTCTTAATATTCTAATAACAGAAAGTTCGTCTTCTTTATTAATCTGTCCTGTTTTTCTAATAGGTTTAACTGCTGCATCAAAATCAAGCATAAAGTTACCTCTAGTATTATTAAGGTCTTCAGAAAAACTAAACCCTAATCTTCTTTGTGTTCTACTTCCTAATTGCTTAGAGAATTCTTCACTAAACTTTTCGCCTAACACTTTAGCATTAGGAGAGTATTCTGCATTAGTTTTTAATATTCTAGTAGGATTACCTACTGTATTAGCTAGTAAAATATCTTTAGCTTTTCTAACTTTAAATAATAATTCACTTCCTGCATCTTTTCGATATTCGTCATTAGTAAATAATCTATTTAAATCTTCATTATATAAACTATGTCTCTGTGCTAAGTTACCAAATATTCCACCAGTAAGAGCACCTAAAGCAGCTGAACCTACAAGTTCAGGATTAGAATAAAGTTTACGCAACCCTACGTTTATTTCTGTGTTTTGTCTAAAATGATTATCAAGACCCGTCCAAGCTCCTACTTCAGCACCTGTAATAGCTGTAGCTTTTCGTATTTGTTTTTTACCTACATCTTGTAGTTTATTTTTAGCAACAGCTTTAGAGCCTTGTAAAGCTGCTGTAGTAATACCTTGTCTAGCTGCTAAAGAAGTTCCGCCCGTAATAGGTGTTAAAAGTGCTGCTGTAATGGCTGTTGGGTCTGTTACTATATCTATTGTTGCGTCTTTAATAAGTTCAGCATATTGTTTAAAGCTTCCCATATCTGCATTATCAAACCTAGAACGTAAATAAGAATAATCTTTCTTTTGTTCATCAGTAAACTTACCACTTTTCATGGCTCTATCCATCCCTGAAAACAAATTAAAATCAGAATCTCTTAAGTATTCAAAAACATCATCAGACTTTTCACCAACAGATTCTAAAAATCTTTCAGATGTTTCTTGAAACTCATCATCATTTTCAAGGTCATCTAAAGTATATGTTTTATTTAAAGCTGGACTGCTGCCATAAATACTACTACCAAAAGAATTTTTATTTACTATTCCCACTATTCAAACTTACCTTTTATATCACTGTGTAAATCTTTTAAAAATTTCCTTTTAGCTATGCTAATATTTATTGGACTAGTTGTATAAGGATTAGTTTGAGTAGGGCTTACAATATATCCAGAGTTAATTAGCATTTCAGTATTTATTAAATCAAGTATTTTAGGTTGTCCTAGTTTTGAAGACATTTGTAAATTTCCTTTAAAGTCTTCAAAGCTTAGTACTTGGTCAATTATGTCCTTATTAATTTTATATTTAGAAGAAACTTTTTCTATGTTTAAAGGCTCTGTAATTACTTTAGGAGGTAATGTACCGTCTGTTTCTTCTTCTTGACCTTTTGTTTGAAGCAAACCAGTGTCTGGAGGAAAACCTAAGTTTTTATTTAAGTCTCTTATTAACTCATTTTTTCTATCTATAGTAAACTCCTCATCTTCATCAATATAGTTTTTAACTACAGAGTGCATGTTAGTAAAGTAATTTACATCTTGTCCTAATTTCTTTAATGCATCATCTCTAAAAGTAGCAACATTATTTAAAATATCTTTTTCTAAATCTAAATTTTCAGTTTGTAATATTGCATCAAACTGAGTCATAGTAGTTCTTAAAGGAGTACTTACCCCTTGTTGTGTATTAGCCGAAGATTGCTGTAATAAAAATAAAGAAGCTCTTTGTTTAGCTTCTTCTGGCTTATATCCCATTTTAATTAAAGATTCTGATGCTTCTGCAACTTGTCCAGCAAAAGCTAAGTTAGTGCCCTTTTTAAGTATTCTGTTATACTCTACAACTTCAATAGATTTTTTATCTTTTCTAGAAACAGTATCTGTTACAGAACCCCATGCTAATTCTCTTTCAGCTTTTGTGTATTCTTTAACGGGTGCAGATTTAAATTCAGATAAATTTTCAATTTCTATTGAGTAAGGCATAAACCCTATATCATTATCTGCTTTTCTAAAACCAGTCATGTATTGTTTAGTTATAGTTCCCCCATGAACTTGAACAGGTACTTTAGTTAGTGTAGGAGCACCTACTGTTTTAAATTTAAAATCTCCAGCTTTAGCTTTTTTATTTAATTCTACTACTAAATCTGCAATACCGTTTCCTTCTGCTTGAAAATCTTTTACAGCACTTTCTAGTTCTGTAATTTCTTTAAATACAGGAGTACCATATAAAGCATTTTGAGCTTTACCATTTTTATACTTTAATGTTTCAGGAGTTTCTTTAGAAAATAAATTTTTAACAAACTTACTAGTTGCTCCTGCTATGCTTCTAGGAGCTGTATTTTTAGAATATTTTTCATAGTCATCTATAAACTCTTTAAATGTTGGTACATCTTGAGACTCAGTTTGCATTTTTTCAAAAACAGGAAGCATATTTTTAGCTTTTACTCCTGCTTGGTCTCTTAACCAACCATCATAACTATCTACAGCTAAGTTAGGTTTAACACTAGCTGCTTCTACTTTGTAAATATCGTGATAATAATTTGTAAGGTATTCTAATTTATTACCTCCTTGAGCTATATAAGGAGCTAGGTTCTTTTGTATTTGTTCGTGATTTTGTAAAAAGTTTTCATATCTAGCTCTTTGAGGAACTTGTGCCTCTTGTAAAGTATCAGCTCTTTGGTTTATTAAATAACTAGCTCCTTTAACAACAGCTTCGACACCTAGTAAATTTTTAGAAAACTTTTCCTGTTCTTTAGCTATTTCTTCATTACGCTTACGAGATTCAGCAAATTTTTCTTCTGCAAATCCTATTCCACCATCATCATATAATGCCATACTTATTCTCCTCTACCTAATAAACTTTGTTGTGGTTCTATTATTTCTTCTTCAACTACAGGTTCTTCTGTTTTAGCTAATAAACTTTCTTTAGGCATTTCTAACGCTTCTATCTCTTGTAATATATTAGAGGGTAAAGCTCCTGCAGGAACACCGCCTGTTTTTTCAAGGTTAGCTTTAGCTAATTCGGCTATGTTTTTAGCTCTTTCTTCTAGTATAGATTCTTCTGTATCATCATCATCATCATCTTCGTCATCTATTCTATATTCAATACCAGCTTTTTCTGCAAGTGCCATTAACAAATACATAAAAGGTTCCATTAACATCATTAATAAATCTGGATTCCATTTACCTTCTCTAAAACCTACATAACCCATTTGCATTGCTAAGTCTGTAATAGGAACACCATCTGCTATAGCTAATACCATAGGCGTATAGTTTTCTTCTAACAATAATTCAGCAGCAGTAAAATCTAAAGCTTCTTTAAAATTTGTAAACTGTGGAGCACCTTCAAAAGGTCTAGGCTCATCAGGATTATTTGTTAAAGACTGACCCGGTATAGGTCTGCCTGTGTTTGAAAAAGCGTCTACAGCTTCTTGATTATATTGTTCCATACTATATTCCTATATTTTAAAAGGTTCGTATTGTGAAGCTGCAAAGTTTGCCATGTATGAATCATAAGCAGATTGTCCTTCACCTATTAAGTTATTCAAGTAGTTAGAATTTTGAATATTGTTACCTAAAAAACTATTACCACTTTGTTGTATCATAAGGTCTGCTGTATCATATACACTTCTATCTTGTGCACCGGCACTCATTAAACCGGGTAAATTCATACTATAGTAATTAGCACCTTCAGGTTGTTCATAACCAAAAGCTTTAGCAGCTTTTTGAGTTAGTCCTGCTTTGGCTCCACCTAATACAGATTCTTTAACTGTTTCTGTAGCATAATCTTTACCAGC